GATAAGCCGTTGTCGTCGCATCAAATGTCTTCACGGATCACCGCAATGTCTGTACGAAATTGATCGTGCCGCCGGCTGTGATGACGCGCTCTGCGGTGCCATTGGCCACGCTGGTCAGAACCGCCTTGAATGTCGGCCGCACCAGCGTTACCGCGGCGCCGATGGTGAACCCGGTTCGAACCGCGGGCACCACCTCGCATGGGTCGCCGGCGGTGGAGCCCGTGCCTGATGCCGTCGACCCGGTCACAAGCCGGTGCATGGCGTACCGCGTCGGGTCGGCCCCGTAGGTGAAGCCCAGCATGTCACCCGGCGACAGCACGAACCCTGCTGGCAAGCCCGCAAGCGCCACCTCGCGCCGGTCGGTCGAGACAGCAGACAGCGTGACCGAAAAGCTGGCGAGCGCTGCGCCCGTCGGATCACTGCGCGGCCCCGCCTGGCGCGGGTCATAAACCAGCACGCTGGAGCCCGGCCGGAACGCCAGCGACACCAGCGCCTCGGCCTTTGCAGCATCCGCGTGCGTGGCCAGCGTGAGCGCCATGGACCCCTGCCACAGAGCTTCGCCCAGGCTTGCCCGCAGCGTCGTGCCGTCTGCGGTCTGCGACACCCGCACAGGCTCGGCCAGGTCAATCTGGAAGCTGCCGATGGACAGCGCATCCATGAAGTGTGCTTTCGACAGCGGAAAGGTCAGCGAGGCCATGGCCTACCCTCGCCGGCGCGGGTCGGACTGCACCCGCGCCGCGGTGCGCGGCGCGATCCGCCTGTCGTATTCGTCCAGGCCGCCGCGCACGACACGCACGGCCACATCCTGCATGTCGCCCTGCATTTCGGCGCGCAGGGACGGGTCCAGGCGGATAACCACCTCGGCCTTGCCTCCGCCCGATGATGCCACGCCCAGCTTCCCGTCTGGCCCGCGGCGCAGCGGCAGAACCGCTTCCGGTCCAGCCTCGCCCATCAGGCCCGTGCGGCCGCCCAGCATCGGAAACAGCGTCGGCCCGCCGACAATGCCGCCGTCCGCAAACGGCACCACCGCGCCGCCAGGCGCGAAAGCCGCACCGTTCTGCGCCTTGAACAGACTGCCGAGCGATCCCAGCGCCGAAGTCACCAACGCCCCGAACGGGCCGCCACTTCCGTCATTGGGCTTGCCGAACAACGCATCGAGGCCGCTGTTCATCAGGCGGTCTGCGATCCGGTCGATCAGGCTGATGGCGGCATCGGTGAAGGACGCAAACAGGCTCTTGCCCTGGTCAAGCGCGCCGCGCAGCGTTCCCACAAAGGTGCCGGCAAAATCGCGCCACACGTTCTGCGTCTGCGTGACCACAATACTCATGTCGTCACGCACCTTCTCCAGCTCCTTGGTCAAGCTGTCGGACAAACCGCCGGCCGGGCGCGCCAGTGGCAACGTTGCTGCCGGCACCACCGGCACCGACGTGGGGGCGGACGATCCGGCAACGGTCGTGACGGCGGCTCCGGGGTTGGCTGCCGCGAATGCTCCGGGGTTGGCTGCCGCGAATGCTGCGCGGATGGCGTCGGCGGTGATGATGGCATCGGCGCGAATGGTGGCAAACGCGGAACGGATGCGCATGCCCACATCATCGAGGCGCAGCGCCACCCGCGTCAGGCTGTCTTCGGCGGACGCGGCCATTTCGGAGATTGATTGTGAAACCCCATCCGCAACACTTACCGCCTTGTCGCGCAGGAAGTTGAACGCGTTGCCCACCTTGTCGATTGCAGCAATCACAGGGCCGAGCGCAGTCATTGCGACTTCAAACAGACGATAAAGCGCGTCGGGGATCAGGCCACCAATGCTTGCCATAACGCTGTTACCAGCGTTCTGCGCCGTGGCAATCAGGGTTGTGATTTCTTCAGAGACGCCTCCGAACACAGCCTGCGCAATGTTTTTGAGGATCGTGAACGGCACCACAATGTCCTCACCGAGCACAACGATGGCCGCGCCAAGCCCCACAATCGCCGCCGTAATAATGGCGACAGGCGCACCCACGGCCGCCACGGAGGCCGCCAGCAAGCCCATGACGCCCAGGAGCGGCACCACCACCGCGGTGAAGCCAGCGACAGCAAGGCCAGCCTTCAGCACAGGATCAGGCAGCATCTGTACTTGCGCGACAACCCCGGACAGGACGCCGACAATCGGTCGCAATGCATCGTTGAGAACGCGCCCGATGTTTTCGCTGAACTTGTTCAGATCGCCCTGAAACTGCGTCAGATAGCCGGTGCCGGCTTGCGCAGCTGCGCGGGCGGAACCGGCAAACTGCGTCGCAAGCTCATCGAGGATCACACCTTGCGCGGCGGCGACATTCCCGGTGTCGACCAGTGACTTGATCAACAAGATTTGGTCTTCTTTGAATTGCACGCCAGCCTCTGCAAGAGCCGAAACACCCTTGATCGGGTCGTTCAATGCCTTGCCCACCTGTAGCGCCGCACTTTTCAAGTCGGTTTTCAGCGCAGTGGAATAATCCTGTACGATCTCCTGCGCGCGCGTGAACACATCGCCTTGAATTTGCGTAAACGTCAGCAGCGGTGCGGTGAGGTTCTGCAGCGTGTCCTGATCGTCAAACAACGTCACCTTTTCGAGTTCCAGCGCAATTTTGCCAAGCTGATCAGCCGTAAATCCCGCCGTAGCCCCGGTGGATCTGAGCGTGGTCTGCACCTGCGCCACCGCCTTGGCCTGGGCGTCGAACGCGGTCAGAAATCCGCCCAGCTTGCGGAACGGCGCGGCAATGCTGCCGGCCGCCATCCCCATGTCCTTGAGCACGCCCACCGCGCGGCGCCCCCGGTCGGCAAACCGCTTGAACATCTGATTGGTGGTGTCCAGGTCCGCCTTCAGCTTGGAAAACGCAGTCTTGGTCTTGTTCTCGGCGGTGATCATGAATTTCAGCGGTCGAATGGCGGCCATCATCGGTTCCTTTGAAAATCAGCGCCGCACAGCGGCGCGCTGTTCGTCGGCGGTCATGCGAGCGAACGCCACGTGCAACGCGAACTCCGGCGGGCTCATGGCAAGGACGGACCCCAGGGGGAGCGAAAAGCGGTCGGCAACGCGCATGATCAGCTCGAACCCGGGATCCGCCCTCAGTTTTTTTCCGCCGCGTCCACGCCCCGGTCGGTCAGCGTCGCCACGTCCTCGCCGCCGTCCAGCGCCTCCATCTGCGCAATCAGCCGGCCCAGCACCGCGGGCGCCACCCGGGTGCGGATGGCGTTGATGTCGCGCGCCTCGAACGCCGGCTCGCCGGTGTCCTCGTCAATGCAGGCCTCGGCCAGCAGGCGGATCGTGCCTTCAATCCCGGTCTTGTCGTCGGCGGTGCGGGCCTGCGCGACCTTGCGCTGGCCCATGCTCATGGAGCGCACGCGGATGCGCGCCGGGCGCCCGTCGGCGTCGGCCCATTCGGGCACCTCCACCACCACGCCCTGGCGGGCCTTGTCGTAATGCGCGATGGCGCGGTCGATGATGCGGCTCATGGCCAGCCTCCCGGTCTGCAATGATGATCGGGTGTCCGCCCGGCGCATCAGGCCGGGCGGGAACCGCCACTTAGGCGGCAAGCCGAACCGCCAGAAAAGCCCGGCGGCAAGCCAGACCGCCGGGCTGGCCCCGGCGGCACGAACCTTGGCCCCGTTACGGGGTCACGGTGCCTTCAGTCAGCGCGCCCGTGCCCTGAAAGGAAAAGCTCGCCTCCAGCAGCCCGTCGTGGGTGCCGGTGCGGTTGCGCGCGGTGATGATGGCGTTGCCGGAATAAACCGGCTCGCCGGAAATGTCGCCGGTGGGCATCAGCTGCAGCCCCACGGTGGCGCCCTCCACCAGCGCGCCCTGGCCGGCGTCGCTCTCATCGAGGTTGCAGGTCAGTGAGCCGTTCCATGAGGTGGTTGTGGCAATAAAGGTGCTCTCGTCGCCAGTGTCCATGGACGATGCGTCCACCACATTGCCCACCGCGTTAAGCGACCAGTCCTTTACTTCCGCCACCGTGTCGGTGCCGGCCTTCACCACGCCGAACTTGCCACGCTTTGCCATCGTTCTCTCCGTTGTTTCAGTTGCCGTCTCAGGTTGCGGTTTCGGGGTCGCCCACCGGCACGCGGTAGCTCACCACGAAGCTGATGGTTCGGGCGGCCAGGCGGTCCTTGCCGCCGTCCATCACCTCGCCGGACGAGCCGGCAAATTCGGTCATCACCGCCAGCCCGCCCAGCGTGTCCTCGCTTTCGATTGCCGAGACCACGCCCACCTCCAGCTGGTCCAGCACCGCCTCGGGGTCCGGATCGGCGCGGTTGTCGGCGGCAAATGCGGTCACGGTCAGCTCGCACGCGCGGCCCACCAGGCCCATGGCGCCAAGCTCGTTGGCGGCCCGGTCCTGCGCGGTGGTCACGCGGAAAAACGGCGCGCCATTGCTGACGGGCCGCGGGTGCGGGTCCATGCCCACCACCTGGCCCAGGAACGCCACCCGCGCTGCCGCGGCGTCGCGGATCGCGGTGCGCACGTGGCTCACGCGGCGGCCTCCAGCACCAGCCGCGTCACGCCCTGGCCGTCCGGCTCGATGCTGCGCAGAAAGTAAAGCACGCCGTCGGCGTCGGCGACGCTGGCACCCGCTGCGAGGCCTGCCGGCAGCGCGGCACTGGCCACCGTGAGGTGCTGTTCGGCGCTGGCCGCGCCGCCGAAGCCATCGGCGGACCCTTCCACAAACGCCGCGTCAAGCAAACCAGCCACGGCCACCGCCGTGCCGCCCGGATCCAGCGTGAAGGTGCGGGAAAACTCGCCCGCCGTCATGGTCGCCACGTCATCTTCAAACGCCATCGCCAGGTTCCTTAATGCTGCAATCGTCGAAGCGGGGTGGTGGGGCCGGCCACCGCAAACCGGCCCCACCAGGTCCGGCGCTGCGTTCAACCGCAATCCGCCGAACGCACCGGGTGGGAACAACACCCGGCGTCTCGTGCACCGGGCGCGAACGCCCGGTGTCATCAGGTCGTGAAGGTGTGCATGGCCGCGCGCTGCCAGCGGCCATAGCCCGCCGCGCCGGTCCATTCGGGCTTCACCAGCACCTTGCCGGTCAGCTTGCAGTGCTCGCTGTCCACCCACAGCGTCACGATATCCAGCGGGATTTCCTGCTGGATGATCAGCGGCTTGGAAATGCCGTTGGTCACGAACCCGTAGAACGTCGCGCCCTGGGGGAGCCGCGGGTTGGTGATCAGGCTGATCTGAAACCCCTCGAGCGTCGCCACCTGGTTCTGCACGGCAATGCCGCCGCTGGTGACCACGGGCATCTGCAGCGTGCGCAGCGCGGTCTCCATCATGTTGACCGGCACCATCACATCGAGGGTCGAGATATCATCGTTGATGGGCTCGCCCGCGCCGTCCTTCAGTCCGTGCATGGCCTGCAGCATCTGGAAGATGGCATCGCCGAACTCACCCACCGTGGGGGTGGCCGCGGTCACCGCCGTGGAGGTCAGCTTGTTGGACTGTGTGCCGCTGTCGCCCTCCACGTGGTTGGTGGCGAAGAACGGCTTGCCGTCATAGCTCTTGGCGGTGGCTCCATCGGCAATCAGCGTGGACAGGAGCTTGCCAGTGTATTTCTGCGTGCGCACGCCCATCTCGGCAATCACGCGCTGCAGCTGGCCGGTCTTGTCGCGCATCACGTCGCGCTTGCGCAGCTCCACCGCCGCGGCATGGTCGGTGTTCGTGATGGTGAACGAGTGATCCGACAGGCGCGACACCGGCACGGTGGCCCGCACCTCGCCCATCTGCGGCAGCGCGGAGAGGCCCGCATAGCGCTCCACCTCCTGGTCGCTGTCCAGAAGGTCGGCAATGCGGTTGACCCACGCCGTGGGCCCGCTCTGGTAGGCGTTGAAGAAGTAGCCGCGCACGGCCCGTTCGGTGATGTATTCCAAGGTCTGCGTCGGCATTCCTTCAGTCCTTCCTGATGTTCAAAAACGATGGGCTCAGATGCCGGACAGCGGCAGGCGCACGCGCACCAGGCACTTCGTGCCAGCCACATGCTCCAGCACGTGGCCGATCTTGGAGTTGCCCGTGGCGGTCAGCGTAAACGCATCATCGGCGCTGGCGTAGACCGCAGCGCCCACGCTGGCGACGCTGGCGCCGGTGACCGTCAGTGTCGCGTCCACGGCGCTCTCGCAGAACACGAACGCGTCGGCGTCGGCGCCGGCGGTGTTGTCCACCCCGCGCAGCGCAAAGCCCAGACACGTGTCGCCAGCCACTAGCGGCCGGGCGTAGCCGGACGCACTGCCCACCGCTGCGCCGCGATAAATCCGTGTGGAGCCCTTAACCGGGTGCGCCGATTCCGGCGTCATGCGCGTATTCAGTTGAGTGTCAGCCGCAAGTACCATGTTCTCAGTCCTTTCCAGTGGCCTTCGCCACGCTTGTGAATGTCATCTGTTGGAGTGTGCCGGGCCGGTCAGCGGCGGCCGGCCTCATGGGTGCGGAAAGCCAGGTAAATGTCTGCGCTGCCGAACTCGGCCTGCAGGTCTGGCGAGCCGTTGAACTGTGCGCGCCACCCGTCTGGCGTGCTGGCCACCGCCGGGGCGGCCTCTCCCACATCCACGGCCGCCTCATCGGCGGCGGCGGCCATCTGCGCCAGGGCATCGGTGCGTTGCGCGCGTTCGGCCACCAGGATCTGTGCCAGCGCATCGGCCGTGCTGGTGCCGTTCTTCATGGCATCGACGCCCATGTCGCTGGCCCCCACGGCGTGGGCGATGGCCGCGCAGCGGGCGCGCTCGGCCGCCACCGCTTTCGCAACGGCGCTCTCGCCGGTCGCGGCCATCTCCCCAATCAGGATCCCGGCGCCGTCGTGCGCAGCATCGGCAATCTCGGCAGTGGCAGGATTGTCTGTCGTCATCGTCTCGCCTTTCATGGTGTGCGCCAGGGCCGGCCCGTTCGCGCTGTGGTCTGCGGTGGTTTTGGCGGTCGTCTCGTCATCGGGGCCGTCATCATCGGTGCGATCGTCATCGGCCAGCGCCTGCCCGGCGCCCCACAACATCACGTGGCCGTAATTCACGCCCTCGATCAGCCCGCGCGCCACCGCCTCCGGCGCCGCAAACGACAGGCCGCCGCCATACCGCGCAGCCACCTCATCGGGCGTGATCCCGCGCATGCGGGCCACCGAGGCCACGAACTGGCGCGTTGCGGCGTCAACAATAGCCTGCAGCTCGGCGCGGCCGCCTTCGCTGGCCGGATCCTGCGCCTTGCCCGGCGCGTCCGGCGAGGTGATCGTGACACGCTGCAGCCCGGCCCGCTCCAGCGCCGCGGTCATGTCCAGAAACGAGATCACGGCGCCCACGCTGCCCACCACCGCGCCGGGCGAGGCATGGATCCGGCTGGCCGCCGCCGCCAGCCAGTAGGCCGCCGACGTCCCCATGCCGGTCACGTGCGCCACCAGCGGCTTCACCGTGGCCGCATCGCGGATGAACTCGGCCGCATCCTCGCACCCGGCAACGCGCCCGCCGGGGCTGTCGATGGACAGCACGATGTTGCGCACGTCCGGCGCAGCCAGCGCCGCCTGCACATCGCCCACGATTTCCTCATAGGACCACATGAGCGTGCTGCGGTGCGTCATCAGCGGGCCGCGCACGGGAATGACCGCCGTGCCGTCCACCACCGAGGCGAAGCTGCCGGGCGCGAGCTGCAAATAAAACGTACGGGCGCCAGCCCGGCGCACGCCTTCCACGTCCGCCCGCGCGTCCACGAAGTGATCGGCCAGAATGGCCCAGGTGGTCGTCATCATGCGTCTCCATCGGGGTTGGCGTAGGCCGACGCGGGCGGCGCCGGCGCAGCATCGGTCAGCCCGGCGGCAAAGCGCTGTTCGGCCTCACGCTTCAGCTGCGCGGTCTTCGCCTCGAAGGTGCCGCCGGTGCGCTCGCGGATCACCTGGGCGCGGGTTTTCACGCCCAGCGCCACGTCGGCGGCGTCCGCGTCGGCGTCCTTCTTCGGATCGAGGCTCATGCGCGCTGCGCCCAGCCAGTCGGTTCGCTCGAACGCCGCGCGCCGCGCACGATCCTCGAAGAAGCCGGGCGCGTCGATCTGCCCGCGCGCCACCGCCTCGGCCAGCCACCAGCGATACACCGGCCCGCAAAAGCGCGACGCCATGAACGCACGGCGCATGCGCACCATCTGCGCCAGCATTTCCAGCGCGGCCCGCGAGGCCGAATAGGACGCGGTGAAGTGCATCATCAGCACCTCGAACGGCACGCCCAGCGCCACGCCGATGTCGCGCGCCACCGCCCGCACGAACGCCTCGTAAGCGCCATTGGGCCGGCCGGGCGTGGTGATGTCCACGCTCTCGCCGGGCGCCATCTGCACCACAGTGCCATCCTCGAGAGAAAAGCGCGGGCCGCCATCGCTGGTGCCGCTCGCCTCCGGAGTGCCCAGCATCTGAGGCGCCGCGTCCGGATCCAGCTCACTGGTCACGAACGCCACCATCTTGGCGGCATTGACCGCCGCCGCCAGCTCGGCGTCCGTGAAGCGGTCCAGCTGCTTCAGCGCTTCCAGCACCGGCGACAGGAACGGCACGCCGCGCAGCTGGCCGGGCCGCTGGGCCTCGAACAGATGCAGCGCCAGCGGCGCGCCATCGCTGCCCTGCCGCGGCACAAAGCGAAACTCCGGCGCCGTGTTGTCGCCCGGGTGGCGCTGGGCCACGTAATAGCCGGTGGGCACGCCGCCGCGGTTGACCCGCACACCCTCGCGCACCGCATCGAGGCCGGCAAACTCCGGCGGCGTCGCCACATGGTCGGCCTCCAGGAGCTGGACCCGCAGGCCCATGGCGCCGGCGTCATCGCCCACCGCAAAACTGCCACGGTCGAACCGGCGCAGCGCAAAACAATCGCCGCTTTCCAGCATGGAGCGGAATGCCACCCGCTGCAGATCGGCAAAGCTGGCCGAGCCGTGGAAGTCGGCCGCTTGGGACCATTCGGCGAAGCGGTCGCGGGCCCTGGCGTTCCAGGCCGAACCATCGTCCGCCATGCCCAGCGCTTCGGCGTCCACCGTGGGGTCGGCCATCAGCCCGGTAGCAATCACGTGGGTGGTCACCTGCCCAAGTGCGCCGCAGGCCAGCATGTCATTGCGGGCCGCGTCGCGGGACCGCGCGCGCAGCGTCGGCAGATCGTCCAGCGTGTCCCCGTTGGGCGAGCCTGCCATGGCGCGCCAGTGCGCGCCGGCAAGCCGGTCTCGGCGGGCCGCCTTGTGGGTGCCGGCCACCGCCAGCGCCTCGAACACCCGGCGGTTGGCGAGCCGCCGCGCCGCAAAGCCCGGCGCCACCGCGGCCACCAGTGTGTCCAGCGCCCGCGCCAGCGTGCCGTCGGCCGAAGTTGGCTGTGCCGGCACTGGCTTCATCGCGGCACCATCACGGCAGGCCCGCGCCCACGCCCGGAGCGCGACAGCCACGTCACCCAGTTCTGCCAGTAGTCGATCTGCGCGCGGATCTCGCGGGCATCGACGCGGGTGAGTGCGCGGCTGCCGGTGGAGGTGCTGATGGAATAGGACTGGCCGCTGGCCACCGTATCAGACGCGGCCAGCCACTGCGCCAGTTGCGCTTCCGCCTGGGCCAGAGTGATCCCCGCCATCAGACGTGCACCCCGCCGCGGAAGCCATCCAGCCGAGCAAACTCGGCCAGGAACGCATCGCGCGCCTCGGCCGGCGTCCAGCAGTCTGGCGCGTCATTGTCCCGCGCCATGGCGCCGGCAATCTCATCGCTCTGCGCAGCGCGCAGCAGATGGAACAGTTCGTTGTGGAGCGCCCAGTTGTCGGCCTCGGTCACCGCGTTGGGCAGCTTTTCCGGCAATGCGTAATGCTCGGCAATGGCCGCCCACACCCGGCGCTCGGCCTCGAACAGCTCGGGAAAGTAGCGCTTCAGCGGGCGGATGACTACGCCGGTGTAGGCCTCGGCCGCGTCATGCAGCAGCGCCACCAGCTTGTGGCGCGGATCGCCCACCTTGCGCGCCACGCGCACCGAATGCTCGGCGACGGAATAGAAGCGGCGGGTGTGGCCGTTAAACCGGCACGTGTTGGCCAGTGCGTGGGCAATGTCCACAATGTCCACATCGTCCGCCCGCGGCGCCAGCGGCAGCACCAGCTTGCCGGTGAAGGTCAGCGCCTCGCCGGACTTCCACGTCATCACGCGGGCGTTGTGGTCCGGCGTCACGCGGCTCATCACGCGTCACCTCGGCTATGAAAGCGAGCGCCCGGCCGCTTGCGAGGCATCAACGCCGCACGTAGGCCAGCGCGCGCGGCGGACCGCACACCCGGCACATCGTCGCCGCCATCGCTGTCACCGCCGCCAGCTGCCGCGGCGTGCCAGTAATCGAGCGCCGGCTGCAGCGCGCCCATCAGGTCTTCCAGGTCGCCCTGGCCGTCGGCGGGCACGGCGCAGCGCTGGGCCTCCAGCCGGTCCCATTGCGCAGCGTCCGCCACCCGCACATTGCACAGGATCGCGGCCGCCTCGGCCTGGTTGGCCATGTCGAGTTGTTCATTGGACACGTGGTCGGCCTTCACCCAGCGGTATCGGGAGAACCCGTCCTTGCCGGTGATGCGCTGTCTGCGCTCTGCCGTCAGCTGGACGAAGAAGCCGGGATCGAGGCCCGCGGGCAACAGCACCGCGCCACGCTCGGAAAGGTCGTCTTTCTCGAGCGCGCGATAAAGCCCCATCTTCAGGTTGTCCGCAGCAAAGTGGTAGAACCGTCTTGAATAATTGCGCAAACGGCCGCCGGCGCGCCGCTCGCGCTTCACCCGCGCGATCAGTGGCGCGTTCGGCCCCGGCACGCCGCGCACCATCACAACGCGCTGCGCCGGGTGGCGCTGCGCCCAGGCCCACACGTCCTCGGTGTAGGCGTTGCCGTCGATGGCCACCCGCTCGATGCCGATGCGCCCGCCGGTCGCCGTGCGCCACTCCGAACGCACCACGGCGTCCATGGCGCCATGCGCGGCGGGCTCGGCCACAAAGTGCGGCACCACGCCGGCCTCCACCAGCGCGCGGCGGCCGTGGCGGTCCCAGGCCCACACTGCCCACTCCACACGGTCACCCTGCACGTCCATGCCCACCGTCAGGATCGGGAAGCCCGCCGGCACCTGGCCGCGCGGGTGCCCCGCCATGGCGCGCGCGGCCAGCTGATCGGCCGGCGGCGCCTCGCCCAGCGCCTCGAACGCCAGCCCCAGCACATCGTTGAAGAACACCTGTTCGCGGTGCTGGTCGCCCTTGGCCTCGCGCCAGTCGTGGGCAATGCGCTGCCAGGATTGCAGCGGCCCCACCGCACACCACAGGTGGAAGCTGCGGTGGTAGGCCGCCGCCGACGGGTTTTCCGCCACCCAGCGCCCGGCCCGCGCCATGTCCGCCCGGTGGTGTTCCTCGATGTCGCTGCCGCACTCGGGGCAGGAGAACACCGGCGCGGGATTGTCCTCACGCTCGAGGTTGCCGCGCAGCGCGGCCCACTCCAGCGGGTGCATATGGCCGCAGTGCGGGCAAGGCACATGGAACCGCTCCTGGCTGCCCAGAAGGTAATTGTGGGTGATCCGGCAGCCGGGCGACACCAGCGGCGTCGAGACCTTGAAGATCTTGGCGTATTCATGCGCCGCAGACCGGCTATCGGCCATTTTCTCCGGGTCGCCGGCCGTCGGGTGGTTCTCCCATTTCGCCAGGTCATCCTGCACCTGGCGCCGCATGGTCACCTGGCTGAGCGATGCCGGCGAGTTGGCGCCGGACACCAGGAGCGATGCGCGATGGTCCATGCGCCGCTTCATCAGCACCGCGTTGCCGTCATCGCGGGAGCCGGCCGGGAACGCGCGGGCCAGCCGGTCGATCTGGCGCATCATCGGCTCCAGCTTCAAACGCGACCAGCGGGTGGCGTTTTCCGTCGTGGGGTGCACGAACAGGAAGTCGCCCGGCGCAAGATCCAGCGCCGACAGGCAGAAGATGTTGGCGAGGATCGTGCCGCCCAGCTGCGCCGACTTGGCCAGCGTCACGATCCGGCACGGATCGTCCGGCGACAGCGCCCGCAGGATCTCGGTGAAGAACGGGAACAGCTCCGGGTTGTAGGGGCCGGGAAACGGGCTGTCCTGTTCGCGGAACACCACGTGCTGGCGCGCCCATTCGAGCGGCTGCAGCGGCGGCGGCGGCATGATGGCTTCGCTGGCTGCCTCGAGCGCCAGCCGCTCGGCATTGGCAACTTCAAGCATCGCAAGCGGCCGGGGCGTGATCGTCTGGCGAACCACCTTGTGCGTCGGGTGGCGTGTCGTCAGCCTCATCGTCCGCCAGCGTGTCCGCCAGCGTGTCCGGCACGGTCTCCGGCGCCTCCCTGGCCATGGCCGCCAGCCGGGTGGCCACGCTGGTGCGCATGCGGCGCAGCCCGGCGTTCAACTCGTGACGGGCCGCGCGCGGCTCTGCGCCCAGCGCCATGGCGAGCCGCGCCGCCAGGTCCGGCACCTGGCCGTCCAGAGCCTGCAGCACCACGTTGACCATCGCGGCCACGACAGCCTTGTGCTGTTCGGTGCGCACGTAGCGGCCGGCCTCGATGGCGCGCTTGAAGGCCATGTCCGCATTGCGCCCGCGCTGTTCTTCCAGCTTCTCTAGCTTGATCTGCACATCGAGCCGGTCGCTCGCCGAAGTGGGCATCACCGTGGTCGTGGTGGGTGCCGTGTGCGGCGCCGCACCAGCCAGCGCCAGCTGCCCGTCGCCACCGCGGGCATCGGCCTGCGGCTTCGCAGCGTCGAGCGTGGTGCCGATCCCGTTGCCCATCATCTGGCCGTCGTGGAGCCGCACCCGCAACTTGCGCAGCGCCACGTCGCGGATCACCCGCGCGCGCACGCCGTCCCCATCGAGGCAGTCCCGGTCGAGCTTGCCCTGGGAAATGTATTGCGACACGCGCCCCGCCGAGACGCCGATCAGCCGGGCAAACTCCCCTTTTGACAGCGTTACAGCCTCACCCACGCCCCAACGCCCCGCTGAA